GTTGCAGGTACAAGTGCATCTGTATGAAATTCAAACTTTGCACTTAGCAGAGAAAATAAATTGCTAGTAAATTGTTCATACTCTTTATTGAATTTATTGTAGGTGTGTTGTATTCTACCATGTTCTTTTGTGATATCAAACCCATCAAACTTATCAAACTCACACACAGTTCTATAAAAATCTGGAGTAAATACTTCTGTAATAAACATATGAGGCCATGGATCTGTAAGTACAGGTGCTTCTTCTATACGTTTCTTTATGTGTTCAAACTGCTGAGTAATATCCGTAAACATGTCTTCTCGTCATTGGTTTGTCTATGATTGGACTGCTATGCCAACTGTTATTTGTTCTTGGCATAAAGTATGCGTAATTAGATATAAATGGTACTTGGTCAATTAGGTTACAATTTTCTCTTATAAGACTTTTACCAAGGTCAGACTCTTTTGTTTTAGGTTCCCAAAATTGTGTACCATATTCTTTTATGCTGTCATCTAATGGCATGTATAATCCAAATGTTATATTAAACTTGTCATAATCTACATGCACATCATTAATCGTAAAGTCTTCTGTGTCTTCCCATAGCCAAGCATCTGTTTTATATTCTGCTTCTAATCCAAACTTGTCTGCAATAGCACACTTTACATACTCATCGTCTAATACTTTATTAAACATCATTTTGTATGCTATATTGTAATCTATGTCTTGCTGAGTTCTACCTTCTACTTCTATTTGATAAAAGTCTGTGGGCCAGTGCTGTAAACATTGCTCAATCAGTTCAGGGTGTAAGAAGTCTTTTATTATTAATTTGTGATTAGTTATATTTGTATTAACTATTCTTTGTAAGGTATATTCTGTCCAAGGATCTAATATAAAATCATCTATACTTTGTACCATACCACCTTCTAATAGTATTGGTAGTCTTGGATACCAAGGTTCAACATCTGTAAGTCCATGCTCACAACTATTCATTAGTCCACATATTTTACATTTGATTCGAGGATAATCTGGATTATACTCAGATGGGTGAAAGGGTATGCCGTGTTTGTCTATTGCCATTATATTTCGATTGATGCTTCGAATGTAAATGGGTCTTGATCCGGAAATTCCTCTAAAAGTTCTTGTGATATTCTGTTACCTTCTTCTTCACTTATCTCATCTTCTAGTATTATTTCGTGTATATAGATAGGACCATCGTCATCAGCATCTTCGTATATCAATACATCGACACTAACTTTTTCACTATCTTCTACACTAACACCTTTAACAATTTTAGAAGGCACAACACTTTGTACGATGTCGAAGTATTCAATTACATCATAATCATCTAGTTCGTCTCTAGTATTAAATCTTACAAAGTGTTTTACAAACATTAATCACCGCCTTTATTTTTGCTAGTTCCTGCGTATAGTCCGAACCAAGCCGCACCAGCACCAACAATAATACTTATCAATCCTGATTGTTCAATTGATGGATTTTCCAGTCCCATGAACCACATAGTTGAATAGTATAGTAAGAAAATATAAACACTTAAAAACATACGTGGAAATATTCTCCAGGCATCAATTGCCTTAGCCAAATCAATCCAACCTTGATAAGGATTTTTACTGCTGTCTACTGTTTTAGTATCGACTTCAAGTTCAATCTGTACAGTCTTTTTTTCTACATCTGCCATTATGGTCTCCTTTGTGTGTACTACTGTATTTATCATTTTTATTGACTTTACCAAGAACTGAATATATAATACTTAAATGGTTATAAATATTTCACATACACAGAGGACAATATGGCATTTAATAGAACATTCAATTCAGAAGAAGTCGCAAGACTAAAAAGACTCATTCAAGAAGGCGACCAAGTATTATACGAGGTTGACGCATTACAAGTAGGACTAAGAGAGACTGTGAAAGCAATCGCAGAAGAAATGGACATTAGACCTGCAATCCTAAACAAAGCAATTAAAGTAGCACATAAGGCTAACTTTGGCGAAGAAAGTGACAAGTTCGATGAACTTGAAACTATTTTGGCGGCAGTTGGCAAAGATAATCTTTAATAGGAAACTAGATGAGTTATGTTGATGCATGGCACGACCGTACTCGAGATATAGTACATGTCTCAGAAAGAGTCAACGGTAAAAGAGTATTAGTTACTCACAAGCCAGTTTATAATTTTTACTATCAAGACCCTAGAGGTAAGGCAAGAAGTGTCTATGGCGAACCTTTGACTGAAGTAAGATGTGCTAACAGCAAAGACTTCAAAAAGAATGTAGCCATCAACAGAAAGACTGGCAGGCTATATGAAACAGATATCAAGCCACTAAACAAAACACTTGCACAACATTATGAAGGTGCAGAATCCCCTAAACTACATACAGCATTTTTTGATATTGAGGTAGACTTTGATCCTGTAAAAGGATTTGCTCCACCTGAAGAAGCATTCATGCCTATCACTGCAATAGGTGTTTATATGGATTGGATGGATGCTATGGTTTGTTTGGCTGTACCACCTAAGACATTGGATTGGGAACAAGCACAAAACATTGCGAAGACAATGCCAGAAGTAATACTGTTCAAAGATGAAGCAGAAATGCTAAAAGTATTCTTACAACTAATAGATGATGCAGACATACTAAGTGGTTGGAACAGTGAAGGGTATGATATTCCATACACAATCAATCGTATTATAAAAGTATTAGGTAAGAGCGAAACTCGTAAACTATGTTTATGGGACCAGTTTCCAAAAGAAAGACGTTATGACAACTTTGGTGAAGAGCGACAAAGTTATGACTTGTTGGGTAGAGTGCATTTAGATTACATGCAACTGTATCGTAAGTTTAACTATGAAGAAAGGCACAGTTACAGATTAGATTACATTGGGGAAATGGAGTTAGGTGAAAAGAAAGTAGCCTATGAAGGAAGTTTAGATAGATTATACAATCACGATTTTGCTAAGTTCTTAGAGTATAACATACAAGACGTAATGCTTATAGCAAATATGGATAAGAAGTTACAGTTTATAGACTTGGCAAACACTATTGCACATGACAATACTGTATTACTTTTTACTACAATGGGTGCTGTGGCAACTACAGAACAAGCAATTATCAACGAAGCACACAAACGTGGCTATGCTGTTCCTGACAGACCTAAGCCAAACAAAGAAGAAAACACAGCGGCGGCTGGTGCCTATGTGGCATTTCCAAAGAAAGGATATCATGATTGGATAGGCAGTATGGATATAAACAGTCTATATCCTAGTGTGTTTAGAGCATTGAACATGGCTCCAGAAACTATTGTAGGTCAACTTAGATTAGATTATACTGATGAAGAAATAGAAAGCAAACAGAAGTTAGAAAAGATGTCTTTTGCTGATGCATGGCTAGGTAAGTTTGGTACCAATGAATATGAAATGGTTATGGAGAAAGACGTAAACAAAATAATGCATCTTGATATGGAAGATGGTACTAGTGTAGAAGTTACTGGTGCAGATGTTTACAACTTAGTATTCAATAGTGGTCAGCCTTGGAACATTAGTGCTAATGGTACAATATTTAAAACAGACTTTCAAGGAATTGTTCCAGGATTGTTAGAACGTTGGTATAAAGAAAGACAAGAATTACAAGCAAAAAAGAAAGAAGCAACATCAGATGCCGATATAGCCTTTTGGGATAAAAGGCAATTGGTTAAAAAGATTAATTTGAATTCGCTCTATGGAGCGATACTGAATCCAGGATGTAGATTCTTTGACAAACGTATTGGTCAGAGTACTACACTAACGGGTAGGCGGATCACCCGCCACATGGGAGCAAAAGTTAATGAATTGCTCACAGGAAGATACGACCATACAGGTGATACATTAGTCTATGGAGATACAGACTCTGTGTATTTTACAGCCACTCCAGCCTTGCCAGAGGATATGGAGTTAAACATGGATAGTGCTATTGCTCTGTATGACCGTATCAGTGACCAAGTTTCAGATACATTCCCACAGTTTATGAAAGATGACTTTGGTTGCACATTAGACAAAGGTGCTATTATTAAAGCAGGCAGAGAAGTAGTTGGACGTTCTGGTGTGTTTATTACTAAGAAAAGATATGCAATTATGTGTTTAGACATAGAAGGATATCAACCAGAAGGTGGTAAACTTAAAGTAATGGGAATGGATATCAAGCGAAGTGATACGCCTGAGTTTGTACAAGACTTCCTAGAAGAATGTTTGAGTGATGCACTCAATGGACACAAAGAAGAAGATGTTATCGCAAAGATAAAAGACTTCAAGGAGCATTTCAAAACATTAGATCCTTGGAAGAAAGGTATGCCTAAACGTGCAAACAATATCACTATGTACACTAAAAAGTACAACAGACAAATGAAGTCTCCAGGAGACAATTATAGATTATACAAACTTGACAAACTCAAAGATGAATCTGAGAACAAAATGATTCCAGGTCATGTTAGAGCAAGTATCAATTGGAATAACTTAAAGTTTGCAAACAGCGACAACTACAGTCTAACAATTATGGATGGTGCTAAGGTTGTTGTGTGTAGACTGAAAAGCAATCCAATGAATTATACAAGTATTGCATATCCTACAGACGAACTCAACTTGCCCGATTGGTTCAAAGAGTTGCCGTTTGATGAAGAAGGAATGGAAGAAGCAGTCTTGGATAAAAAAATAAAAAACGTCTTAGGCGTAATGGGTTGGGACTTATCCAGAGCAAACGACAGTAAAGTAATGGATGCGTTCTTTGAATTTTAATCTTAAGGAGAAATAGATGAGATATCTTATTATATTTTTTACATTTGTTATAGCAGGATGTTCAAATGTTTACACAGAAACAAGTAATTACAAAATAAAACCAGAGGACTTTAAATGTCCTACTGATTACTTTGCATACTGTGAAGGGAGAAATCCTAACAACATGGAATGTCGTTGTATAGAAAGACAATATCAAAGAGTATTAATGGATAGACTTTCAGGATTAATTTAATCGAAAAAAATGGTAAGAAAATACTTGACTTTTCTAAATACATACTATACAATACTTAGAAAAATGTTCTATCGGAGAAAACTATGAGCAATTATATTAAAGACACACTTAAAGATGTTATTAGACATACACATGACTTAGGCATCTTTGAGATGGTAAAAATTAAAGGATCAACAGAATCTACAGAGATTGAAACTGTTGATGCTGACAAAACTGTTATACTTAAAGGTAGCACAAACAATCCAGTAGTTGACTTTGCAGATGCAACAGTCGGACTTAGTAGGATGGCTGTGCTGAAAGGTTACTTGCAATATCCTGGATTTGATAAAGAGGATTCAACTGTTACAGTTCAAACACAAGAACGTAATGGAGAGCAAGTGCCAGTAGAAGTAGCATTTACAAGCACAGAAGGAACAGATGCACATTATAGATTTATGTTAGCAGATGTTATTAATCAGCAACTTAAAGACATTAAGTTTAAAGGTGCTGAGTTTGATGTTACTATTCAACCTAGCAAAAAGATGATGCAAGACTTATCTTACTTTAACAATGTATTGGCGGCTTATGAAGCCAACTTTATGCCAAAG